TGCGCCAGCGCGCCCGGGCGGCCCCCCGAGCTTTGCCTTCCGGCCCCGCGGCGGGAGCGGTGGCGGTGGCGGAATGAGCGGGCCTTTTCCGCGGCCGCCGCGCTTTGCTCCCGGCGGCACGAGTTGCTTGCGTGCCATCGGGACAGGGCGTCTTAGCACTTAAAAACGCCTTATCAACCCCACCGGCTTTTGAGCATTCGCCACGGGGGCGAGACGCCCGCAAGCCGGGCGGGAATGAGCCCGACGAGCGAGAGCAGCCAGAGAATAACCGCAATGACGATCACCACGCGGATGATCTGCTTAATCGTCGGGTCGATGGGGAGGAGCGTCTCGACGAGGTAGAGTATGAGCCCGATCACGATGAGAACCACGATCAGTTGAATGAGCGGCATAGGAGCACCTCACGAGGGAGCGGCCGCCGAGCAATCGGCGGGCAACGTGCAGGATCCACACGCGGTCGCGTTCCGGCCTACCGAGGCGAACGCGGTCCCGCTGCACGTGCATTGCTCGCCCCGCACGCCACACGAGCAAATGCGACAAATCGAGGCGGCGGCAAGCTGCGCCGCCGCGAGCCAGCATTCATCGAGCTGCCCAAAGAAGTCGTTATTATTCATAAGATATAGAACATTTGCCGTCGTGGTGCCCGTGCCCATTGTCGTCGATGCGACTTGCGCGCCATCCACGTAGACGCGGCCCGTACCCGCCGAGACATAGGTCGCCGCAACGTGGTGCCACGTCGTGGTCCCGGGCCACGACAGCGGCGTTGCCAAGGTGGACCGCGAGCTATCGGCATTCTTCACGTCAAGCGCGTAGCCCGCGCCCCACCGTCGAAGATGCCACGTACCCACCGCGCTGATATCCCAATGATGCATGACGAAGGCACCACTACCGTCGCCGCTCGTGGGGTAGGTTCCCGCCGGTTTTACCCAACACCCGACCGAGAACGGCGAGAGCAGCGTGGAAAACGTGTCGGTGGTCGCGAGCGCCTCCGCCCCGATCGTGGCATTCATCGAGGCCGCTCCTTCCATACGATCCGTGGAATTGACCGGGTTGCCCGCGTTGACCAGCATATCGCGGCTCGTCGTGCCCTGCGCATTGACGCGCGTACCCGTCGCCTCGTCGAGCATCCACGCCGCGAGCATAGAGGGCACCCACGAGGGCACCGCGGCGCCGCTGCCGGCACCCGGCACGCCGACGATTGCCGGGCCACACCTCGCTGCCGCCGGGCCGCAGACAATCGCGGTTTGCGCCCCCGCCGTCCCGCCAAGGACAACCGCGAGCGCGACGACTCTCAGGCACCGGAGCATGAATAGAGCACCGTGACCGAGCACGACGCGCACGCGGTCACGTTTGCCCGGTAGGTACACGTCGGCTGCAAGAGCGACACGGCTTGGCTCGGGGTCGCCGCGGCGAGTGACATGCTGGAATTTTGCACGGGCGCCCAGTTGGTCCCGTCGCACGACATCTCGACGACGACGGTTGCCGTGCCGGCGGGCGAGGTCGCTTGCACGGCAAGCGCCGGGGCGGCGCGGGCGATGAGCACGTCGGGGGTCGGCCCCGTCGTCGTGAGCGTACCGCCGAGCTGGCCGCTCGGGCACGTCTTGGTTGCGGCGGCCGCGTTCGCGACGAGGGCCGCGAGCACGAGCGGCACCAAGAACTTTGCCTTGCCGCCGCGCAGCTTCGAGAGCGTTTGCGCAAGCGCCGCTTGCCGCTTGGTCTTGGTCGACGCCCTCGAGCCCTCTTTCAGCGCCGAGCGGGCAAACGCGCCGGTACTCTTGCCCGCGGCTTTCGCCTTGGCGGAAAACGCGCCCGGGTGCTTAATCGCGCCCTGAATCCACTTCTCTGCCATCGCGTCACCTCGGGAGCCGCGGGAGGCGGCGGAATAGGTCGGCCATGTCGCGCGTGGTGCCGATGCGGCCCTGCCCGAGCGGAGCCGGCGGCCGCATGCCGAGGGCCGCTTGCGCGCCGGCACGAGCGCCGAGCACGCGACCGGCTTTCGCTCGCACGTTGCTATGCGGCTTGAACGGGCCGCCGGGTGCCATTTGCCGCGCGAGCTGATTGATACCAAGATTCGGGTATCCGCCCGGCGGTGCGCCGCCTTGCGGCCCGACGCCCGGCGGTGGCCCCATCGGTGGCGGCCCGGGTGGCGGCCCCGGTGGCGGGCCCCCGGGAGGCATCGGTGGCCCCGGAGCGCCCGGCGACGGCCCTGGAGGCATACCACCGGGCGGCCCCGGAGCCCCGGGAGCACCGGGCATGCCAGCACCCGGCGGCCCCGCAAGGGTCGCCATTGCCTGTTGGAGCTGTTGCACCTCGGCGGCGACGGCAAAGCCGATATGGTCCTGTACGTGCTTTTGCATCGCGGCCCGGGCGTCGTCGGTGAGCGAATCCAGATCGAGCACGTGTTGATGCCCCTGCACATGCTCGATGTGATTATCGGCCGGAGATACCTGGAGCTCGGCGGCGCGGTTGACGCGCGCCAGCGCGTTCTCCCACCGCCAATCTTGCGCCTCTTTCGGCCCGGTCTGCTTGAATATGCGGTCGGGATTCGGGAGCCCGAGCCCGAGCGACCAATATTGCGAGATCAGGTATTGCCAATCGACCGTCAAGCCCTCGGCGGCGAGCTGGTCGGCCGGAACCTGCACGAGGAGTGCAATGCCCTGCACCATCTGTTGCGCCCGAACTTGCTGGTTCAGCGCCGACGTGGTCCCTAACCATTCCCACTCGTACTCGCCGACCAAATCGGCGACGGTCACCGGATGCTCGAGCAGCTCGACGCCATCTTGCCCGGCAACCTTCAAGATGATGTCGCGGTCAAGGCATTGCTGCGACAGGATATCGCTGCGCTCGAGGAGCGGGCACATCACGTCGTCCTCGAGGTTTTCGATCACCGCGCGAATGTCGACGGCGCTATCCGCGAGCTGCGCCGCAAGCCCACTCGACGAGCCACCGCCCCCGGTCGCCGGTTGCGCGCCGGGCACGATGGGCCGCGCCGGCGTCGGCGACACGAGGTTATCCCCCATGCCGACCATGCCTTGCGTGGCTTCGAACCCGGCTTGTGCGGCCGCTTGCGGCGGCGTCGTGAATTGCACGCCGGCCGGATTGGCAAGCCACTTCGCGCCGGGCGCCATGCGGAGCGAGGTCGGATCCTGCACCGCGCCCACGTCGATCACGGCAATCGGATTCGTCGACCAGACAAAGGCGTCACCGGATTGGTTGCCAAGATCGTTCACGAAATATTGTATGTAGTCGAATATCTCGGGAAGCCCGCGCCCATAAAACTCCTCGGCTATCTCGACGAACTTGCCGACGAGCCATTGCGTGCCACCATGCCAAAACGGGCGGCGCTGCACGCGAAGCGGCACCGTGTCGGCACCGAGGGTCACGAGATAGCGCTCGGGGCCGTTGCCCTCGAGGTCGACCATCCAGGAGCATTCGGTGACATCGAGCGGCCGGAGGGCCGCCGGCAAGTTCTGGTCGAGCGGCGCGGTGAAGCCCTTGTCCGCGAGCCGAATGGAAAGGGCGTCATACTTCCGCCCACTCGACGACGAGCCGCGCGACGCGATGGCCTTGTCGTACAGGTCGAGGAGCTCGGGCACGTTCTCGTAGACGTGGGTCGACTTTTTCGGGTTGGCCGGGTCGAGCGGTTGCGCGGCGAGCTGCTGCACGTGCGCCCGGGCCACGCACCGATCCTCGAAGGCGAGCGTGGTTGCGTCGATGCTCGAGGCCGTCACGGGCCACACGTAGAACGCAAAGAGGTCGACCGGCTCGAACGTCGGACCCAAAAAGTCGGCGACCTTTTCGACAACCTGTATCGTCTTGCCGCTCGGCGCCCCGTCGTCGTCGAGCACGTCGCGGAGCGCCGGTTGCTCCGACTCGAGGCACCGCCACACGTTGCGGACGGGCGACGTGCCGTACATCACGAGCTGGCGGAGAAACGGGAGCGCGTGGCGCCGGAGCCGCATGTGGCGGCGCATCCAATACTTTTGGAGCGCGACCTTCGCCGGGACGCGCTTCTCGAAATCCTCGGCGAGCGCGCGACATGCAAACCAATCGTTATCGGGGAAGAGGTCGCGCTTTAGGCGGGTGACCCATTGCTCGATCCACCGCCGGCCAATCGGAAAGTACGTGTTGGTGCGACCGCGGTACCCCTGCACGTCGTGGCGAAGGCTCCATATGCGGTAGTACCGGAGCCACCTATCCCGCAAAACCATGCGCTCGTCGCGCGTGCGCGTGAGGAGCGGCGAGAGCTCCTCGCGCACCCGGTCTTTTATCTCCGGGTCGAGCGCGAGATTTTCCGCCGGCTCGCCATGCGCCGGCCCGGTGATCGGCTCGTCGTCTTTCGCTGCCGCCGCGCCTCGGCCCCGTGCCATCGCGGGGCGGTGCGTCTATCACTCCAAAGGCGGCGTGCCTATCCCGGCCCTACAATGCCAGGGGCCGGGCCACAAACCGGCGGCGCTTGGGTTGCCGCCCGTGCTCGCGGAGCATCTTTCGGGTGCGGGCGCGGAGGTAGACGTGCACCTTGTAGCAGCGGATCGAGCACGTCGGACTCGTCGCGTGCGCTTGCGACGGCACGCGCCAGAATGACGCCCCACATTCGGGATTCTGACACGTCAACCAGACTTGCCGCCGGTCACCAGGCACAATCGGCCTTTGCGATTGCCTGGAGCTTCTGCATCCATTCGGCCGACGCGCCTTGCAGGTTATCGTGCAGGTAGCGCGTCGCATCCACTACGTCCTTGTATGGGTGCATCGGTAACGGCTTCCCGGTTTTCGGGTGGCGGGCAAAGCCGCCCGCGAGCGCGCTATGCAGGATCGGGCACCGCGGCGATACCAAAAAGGCGGGAGAGGGCTCGGGCTCGCCGGGCACGAGCACGCGACGCAAGAGCCGTTGCCGGAGCTGCTCGTAGCTTCTTTCATGTCTCCCGGCGAAAGTCTGTAAGACGATACCGGCTTTCAAGAGTTCGCGGCGGATGGAGCCGAGCTCCATCTCGTGCAACGCTTCCGGGTCGCCCGCGTCGAAACACGGGCCGGGCGCCCCGAGGAGGTCGAAGGTCATGGCCTTCGTTGCCTCGACTTGGGCGGTCAAGCTCGAGTGTTCCAACACCAGCTCGCCGAGCATGAGCAGGCGGCCCCACGCGTCGACCTGGGCAAAGACCGTCGCCGGGCAGACTTGCCCGAAATCCCACCCGCGCAAGAGCCGACCCGAGGGATTTACCGGAAGCTCGCGCCGCATGAGCGCCGGCACGTACTCGGGTAACACCGGGTCGCCGCCGCCCAAATCCCACGCAATCTCGAATTCGCGCGCCCACCCGCGGGGCGGCATGCCCCGCATCGCCTCGCGCTTCCACGCCGGGTCGCGCTTGTGCGGGTCGGCGGTGTAATGCACCTCGACGACGTGCACGCCGTTTCGCGGGCACGTCCATTCGGTCACGCCCGTAAGCGGTTGCGCCGCTTTGGTGCGTGGGTCGGGGCGCTCGGCGAGCGAGCTCGAGGAGAGAAACGGCACTAGGGTTTGTCGCTACCCTCCGACGGCTCGGGCGGCGGCGGCGGCACCTCATCGCCGGGCTCGTCGTCGTCGGGTGGCAGGTGCTCTTCCTCGTCCTCGGGTGTGCGGCTCATTAACGTATCCTCCTCGCGTGGGTCGGGCCACCCGAGATATGCTCGAGCAGCCTGCGCGACATATCGGGCGATGATACCGCGATCCGCCTCGACAAAGGGAATCATAGCGGCGATATGTGCACGCGCTTGCCTAAGCTGCGTCTCGTCCTCGGGTGTGCGCTGGCTCATGACTCGCTTCCTTCCCTCGGGGGCCACCCCCACGGGGCGGCGTTATCGTAGAGCGCGGCGCCATGGTGCACCGAGACGTGCACATGGTGCGCGTGCTTGTTCTTGCCGGTATACGGGCGCCACACGCCCGCCGGGTGTGACTGCGCGTGCCCGGAGAAGATGCGGCCGTTGGAGATCACATACTTTATGCGTGGCTCGCCGGCGAGCACGCGCCCGCGGAGCCATTCGGCGAACGCATAGGAATCGAACCCGCCCGCCGGATCGTGCGTGAAATCCCGCGCACAGACGACCGCGCAACACTTGCACGGGTTGTGGTCGCTCTTCTGTGCGGCATGGCGCGTGTCGCCGATACCGCCGTCGGAGAGCTTCGAGCGCCGAGGCGCCGAGGCATTCACCTCGCCGAGCAACCCCTCACTCGATGTGCCCCCGAGCGCACGCGCCACACGCCACGCCATTATGCGACGATCCGCCACGCGAGCGGGCCAGCGAACGCGAGCCGCACAAGACACTCTTGCGGTACCTCCCACGCTGGCGGCTTTTTCGGGTCGAGCGTCGCGCGGAACTCATCGCGCTTGCCGTCGCCGGCAATGAACGTGCCCGGGCACCGCCACCGCCGGAGGTCGCCACGCGCGAGGGGCACCATGAGAGCGAGGCGGAGCGTGTCTGCCATCTTCGGCCGAACGATCAATCCGCCATCGGGATTCCCCCGGGCTTTCACGTCGTAGCCGCCCACGTCGCCGCGGTCTTTGTCGGGCGTCCACGTGCCGGGCCAGTAGAGCCCGGTCAGCTTGGCAAAGGCTTTCTCGCCGACGGCGCCGAGGAAATACGTCCCTTCGATGTCGTCGCTATGCGCGTCGTTCGGCGTGCGGCCGCGCGTGTACGCGTCGAACGCCCGGCGCCAGCCGATATAGATGGCGCCCTCAATCTCCTCCGGCCTCAGCTCGACGGTATCAGGGAGCATTGCTGCCGTTTCCGTTCTTGTCACCCCACCACGCACGCACGAACAAGGCGGCGCCGACGACGAGGAGCGCCACGAATCCGGCGACGAGCCATTGCCCGACCGTCATGGGCGCGGCGCCGCCGCCGCCCGGAACACCTGCTCGAGCCGCGTCGCCGCTTCCTTGTTGTACTGGATGTTCTTGTCGATGGCGTCGGAAAAGCTCTTGTTCTGGCGATCCAACGCCGACACAAGGCTATCCTGCATCGCCGCCACCATGCGGGTGCGCGCCTCCTCCTGCTCTTGGATGACGTGCAAGGTCCCGTCGACACGGGTGAGCACGAACCATAACAGCACGCCGGCAACGACGGCGGGGAAACCGAGCTGCGTCGTCACCTGCACGGCGGAGCCAATCCACCCGGGGAGCGCGGGCGCGGATTGCGCTGGCGGCGGCCCGGCCGGCTGCGTCATGGCGACCAGAGGCGGCGGGGCGGTGCCGGTGGAGGAGACGTGCCGGGGGCGACCCGTCCGGTTGCGGCACCGTTGCCCGCCTGGCTCATGGCGGGGCAGGGCGTCTAGCATATCGCGCGGGTTCGCCAACCCCGGGGGCTAGGAGGTCGCCGCAAATCTGCTAGACGCTTCCCCCATGGCACACCCCCACGAGTCCCACGAAGCGCACGAGGCTCCCCCGGCCCCGACGCAACACCATACCGTCGAGGAGGCCGCCCATCTCCTCCTCGCCGCCCTCAACACGATGCGCCCCCGGCTCGCCCACGGCTACGGCTGCCCGTCGGAGCATGCCGGGCCGTGCACTTGTGGGTACGCGGAGGTTGTTTCCGGTACCGAGGAGCTCGTCGACGCCTTGGAGGCGGCGCAACTGCCCCCGGAAGGCGCGAAACGGCACTAATCCGCCCGCTCGAGCCCCGAAACCGCCCGGTTTTCCCTACTTTTCGGGTTTGGAGGGCGAAAAACGTAGGAAAACCGCCCTCGGGAGCGTTTTGAGGGCTCAAAACCCGCTATTAGAGCCAATTCGTGAGCCTCGAGCGTACCAAAGCCCGGTCATTGGCCTATTAGCGCGCCGCGGACGGGCACAATGCGCCATATCTACGCTCGGGAGCGCACGTTGCGCGGGCAAACCGTGCAAATCTGGCGCCTTTTCCCGGTGCGCTGGCTTCCAGGCGCCCGCGCCGCCCTCGAGGCCGAGCGCGACGCCGGGGCCAAGCTCCGCGAGCTGGCTTCTCGGTACGGCCGCTCCGTCGAGCGCATCCGGGAAGTCATTGCGAAGCGTCGGCGACGCCGAGCGCTCGGGCTCGACAACGAGGATTGACCCTCGGAAAGCCTCACTCCGCCCTGCCAACTATAGTTGACGCTTGAAAGCCCCTCGCTTGAGGCGTACACGGCTCCTCGGCGACCGGCGCGCAGACTTCGAGCAGACCGGCGGAGGCAATGCGGCTGGTGAGGGCTCATGAGGCGGAGTGGACGCGCTCACGTGCCCGTTTGGGAATGGGCGCCCAGCTCCCACCGATCCGCCGTCAACGGCGTGGATGGGCGAGCTCGGATGCGCCTCGGCGTGCCCCACCCGCGACCGGCTTGACCCCGCGCGGACTCAGGCGACCCCGCACGCCATCCTCCCCAGGAGATACGCCTCGACGAGCGTAAGAGGGGGGGCAGGGGGGGAGATTCCCACTTGGCCCCGGCCAAGCCAAGTCCGACAGCTACCTAGGCAACCAACGGGAGCCGACCACCCATAGCTAGCCCGCTACTATTCTCCCAGATGGCGGCGGAAACTACCGCCGCCGCACGGCGGGTGCTAGCTTGGTACCAGAACCCCACGGAATCCACGCGCCCCGCGCGGGTGGGCCGCTCCCTCCGGTCGCTCGCCCGGCCGGGAGGGGCCCTAGCCAGCCTACTGTCAGGCTAGCCTGCTGGCTAGCCTGCTAGCTCCCTGGCTGGTCCCAGGGCCAGGCCGCTAGCGAGCGCAGCGAGCGGCCCTCGCCCCCGGCTACGACCCCCGCCCCCGTTGGTGCGCGGAGTGATACGGCTATCACTACGGCCCGTGCGGTACCATGCTAGCGGGCCTAGCTGGCGCCGGGGGCTAGCACCGCGGCGGTTGGATATGCTAGCCCGGGCGCGCATGAGCGAGCGGACGGGGCCGGGCACGCGGGTCCATCCAGGGCCGGGGCCGCGGGGGATATCGCCGGCCGTCGTTGCGGAGCGGCTTGCGCGCATGCAGGTTGCCGGTCGGGCGTCGCAGGCCGAGCGGAAAGCCGAGCAGAAACGGTGGCTTGAGTCGCTCTCTGGGCTCTCGCTCGACGAGCTACGGATCTCGACGCCTAATCGCTTGTGGGCGGTCGCGATGCTGCATCTAGGGGGCTACGACGCCGCCTCGATTGCGCGGTGTATCGGCTACGCGGCGGAGAAGAATGCGCGCAAGGCGCTCAAGCACCCGGCGGTGCTGCGCATCATCGAGCTGGTACGGGCCGAGCAGCTCGAGCGCGTCATGCGCGGCGAGTACGGGGTGCAGGCGCAGGCGAAGGCGGCGGCGCCGGCGGTGATGGAGCACGTGGCGGAGCTGGCGGGGGGGATGAAGGACAAGGCGACGGGGGAGAGAAAGGGCCGGGCGCGGAGGGATTCCGACGCGTTGCGGGCGGCGGAGCTGACCTTGACGGTGTCGGGCGACAAGGTGGAGCGGAAGGCGGTGCTGCACGCGCATCTCTTCGAGCAGATGAGCGATGAGGAGCTCGAGCGGCTGGCGGCCAATGCGGAGTGGCCGGAGCGCTTTGCGGGGGTCGCGGGGTACTTGCCCGGCAAGGGCGACGAATGAGCGACGACATCACGGGCGCGTACATCGACGTGTGTCGCGAGCGCGACGAAGCCCGCGCCAAGCTCGATAACGCAGAAGCGCAGTTGGGTGGCTGGGAGGTGTTGAACGGCGTGCTCAAGATCGAGCGCGACGAAGCCCGCGCAGCATTCGACAACTGTTGCGAGGAGCTGGTTAGGCGCACACAGGATCACGACGAAGCCCGCTCCATCGCTCGGCGGTATCGCCGCACCCATCGAGACTGTGCAGCCCATCGCGGCCAGCGATGCACCATGTGCGTCGCCTTCGATGCCCTGCCGTGGGCGAAGGACGACGCGGAGCCGTGAGCGCCGACGGCATGCTGCGCGTGGTGCTCGTCGCGCTCGCCGCGGTCAATATCGCCTTGACGCTCTACCATTGGCGGTTGATACGGCGCGGGCAGCGGTGGCACGCCGAGGCGGTAGCGCTGCAAGCCGAGGCGCACAAGGTGCTCGACCGTGCTCGGGCGCTCATCACGGAGAACGCCGCCGCGGGCACGAACGGGCATCGGCCGCACGGCGAGCCGGCACGGGAGGCGGAGCCGTGACTACACACGAGGCATTCGTGCTCGGCTTGGTGTGGGGGGGCTTCGCGCGCACGGTCGCTCGCGAGGGGTGGACGGTCACGATTCCGAGCTACGGGGCCGACGACGAGCACGCGGCCGCGGTGGCGGTCGTGCATACGCCGAGCGGGCTCGAGCTGCTCGTGACGGTGACCGAGACGCGGTCGCCATGAGCGACGACGTGGCGAACGGGTTGAGCCGGGCCGAGGCGCTCGAGGAGCTACGCCACCGCTACCGGGTGCGCTTTCTCCTCGAGGTCGAGCACGAGGGCCGGAGCTACGGGGCGCGGGGGTCGACCATGACCGTCACGCCCGAGGAAATGGACGCAGCGGCGGTCGGGCTCTTGCGGGTGATGCTCGGCCGGGCGCTCGAGCAGCTCGCGGCGGCACCCGAGGGGCGCGAGGAGTGAAAAAGAGGGGGTTTCACGTGGGCCGGCTCTACGGGCGCCGCGGGCTCCCGCGGTCGCGGGTGCACGGGGTCATGCCACGCCCGACGGTACCCGTGCGCTGCGACGAGTGCGGCTCGGCGACGGGCGGCCACGGATTCGAGTGTCCCGCGCTTCTGCGACACATCGAGGAGCTACGAAGGGGCGGCACATGAGGCTCCCGAGCTACGACGAGGTCGCCGACGTGATTATGCGCGCGGTGCTCTTGCTCGCGGGGGCCTTTGCCGTCGGTGTCGCTGTCGGGTTTGTCATTGGGCGCCTATGAGCGCCCGGACGCCCCAACGCCGTTGGGTTATTGCCCTCGACGACGCCGAGGGGATCAAAGCCGCATGCGCCGACCTAGAGCGCGGCGTAGAAGCGGGTCGGCTGCGCGCGGTGGCGATTGTCGCGGTTGACTCCTCGGGCGGCCTTGAGCCGATGTGGGGCGCGTCACGCACCTTGGGGCCGCATGCCGGGTCGATTCTCCGCGGGGCCGTCGCCTACCTCGGGGCGCGCATGGATGCCGAGGCGCTCGAGTGACGCCCGACCTATCGGAGCTATTTGCGTGGGCGCCGATGGCGCAACGCAAGACGGTAAATTACCGGCGCTCCGACGGCACCCGCTTTGCCGTCGAGTACGACCCGACGACGCCGTGCCTCGTGTGTGGGCTTCCCGTTTTCGAGGCGTCCATGGCTGGCACCGCGATTTGCCCGTGGTGCGATTGCGGAAAGAATCGAGACGGCTCGCGTAAGGGGTTCCCTACGGCTGACACGACGCCCTAGTCGGGCTAGGCACGTACCACCCTCGCGCAGTACAAAGCGCGGCATGGAACACGAGCACCCGCTAGTCTTTGGCGACGCCCCCGCGGAGCTCGACGGGGCCGAGACGCCCGCGAGGCGCCCGCCGCCCAAGGGGCTCGAGGCGGTCGCCCGGAAGGTGCTCGCCACTCTCGAGCCGCTCGACCCCCCGGACCGTGCGCGCGTCTTGCGTGCCGCCGCCATCCTCCTTGGGCTCGACGATTACTCGCCATCGCCGTGGATTCGGTAACCGGCCCCCGGCAACCGCAATTCCGCCCGCCGCGGCGTACCGGCGGCGCCGCCGGCGGTGCGCCCGGCCCCCAAGGGCCAGCCGGGCCAGCGGGGCCGGCGGGTACGCCCGGCGTCGGCGTGCCGGCGGGCGGCACCACGGGGCAGGTACTCGAGAAGAACACCGGCGCCGATTTCGACACCGTGTGGGCGACGGTGAGCGGCGGCGGCGGCGCCAGCGTATCCGTGCGGCCGACGCCACCCCCGGCGCCGGTGCAGGGCGACTTGTGGTGGCGGAACGACCCCGACGGGTCGCTCTTTGTCTACTACAACGACGGCAATTCGAGCCAATTCGTGCCCGCGACGCCGACCACCAAAGGCGACCCAGGGCTAACCGGAGCGACCGGGCCAACGGGCGCGACGGGGAGCCAAGGGCCACCAGGCACCACCGGCGCCACGGGCCCCCAAGGACCGCAGGGAACGACCGGCGCGACCGGCGCTACAGGGCCGCAAGGCGCGACCGGCGCCCAAGGGCCACCGGGCACGACGGGAGCGACCGGCGCCACCGGACCCGCCGGGCCGGCGACGTATGCGGCAATCGGCTTGACCGCACCGGCGTCGCCAAGCGTCGGCCAACTGTGGTGGCGGAGCGATACGGGGCGCCTCATGATCTGGTACGACGACGGCAACTCGCAGCAATGGGTGCCGGCGGTGCCGGTGTAGGAGCGGAAAAACATGGCGGCCCTCGATTTTCCCGCGGCACCGACGGTCGGGCAGCAATACGCCGCCCCCAATGGGGTGACGTACCAATGGGACGGCGCCGCATGGGTCATCACGGGCGGGCCACCCGGGCAGCTCTGGACGGGCGCGGGCGCGACGCTCACGCCGACTGATCCGACAAAGACCGTCTCTGTCCCGGGGGGCGCAGCGGGCGCGGGGGT